GAATCCAGTTGAGGAGTTAATGTTTGTTTTATTCCTTTTCCTGGCAACCAAACACTGGTTGGTGCTGATGCTTGAGTTGGATATGTTATAACATATTTAGTTAGTGTTTTCAATCTTGTAGCAAATTGATAAACCACTCCGGTTTTTGTCATTACATACAACTGTGTTCCATCTGGAGAAACATCTATGGACCTTAGTGCTGTTGTTCCAGTTAATCCTGAACCTGCTGGATATTGGACATTGTTAGCTGCTGCGGTAGTTTTTGTATTCCAAGTTACGTTCAAGAAAGATCCATTTGCGCCACCGTTATTTGGTTGCATACCCAAATAACCATTAAGTGCATCTGATTGGCCAAGTGTTAGTATATTGTTTCCACTAGGTGTAAAACAAACATCAATTGAGGGTAAGGATCCAGGAGATGCTAAACTATTAATTGTTGCATTCAGTGTTGACCAGTCATAAGGTGTTCCTAATGTATAATACCACCACCTGTATACTGTTGAACTAGCATACATAGTAACAGCAAGTTGGTTTCCAGATTGATTGTATCTCCAGGAACTGTGCTGAATTGTTGAGCCAGTTACTGGCGGTGCGGGTTCAATTGGTCCTTGAATTTGTGATACACTATTCAGGTCATGTGCTTTGGACAATATATAGTTGTAGTTTTTTTGCTGGCCACCGTCTACCGACCAAGCAATAAAGAAAGAAGTGCCATTGGGATTAATATCAAAACCTGATAAACTTTGATAACTATTATTATATCCACTACTACTATTATGCATATATGGACCTACATATAGAAAATCTGCAAATTTTCCGGTAGATACATCCCATGCAGTGTTTAAATAATATTGATATACTCCTGATCCATATGAAGCGGTTGCATCACCAAGTACATACAAGTAGTGTCCGTTATTCGAAAATCTCATTTTGCTTGCGGAATGTATATTTCTGTCCGTAGCGGTTGAAGCTGCTAATGTTTGTAAAGATTTGTTATAATATCTAATGTATCCTGTGGTGCCCAATGGACTTAATTCACTCAATCCATTGGCTGTCTCTACGACAGAAGTTAATGTTACTTCAGTTGTTCCATCTAAAAGAACAGTATCACCAGCCGATAATTTTCCTGTGCCATCAATACCAACTACAGCAGTAGTTGTGGTTGCTGGCGTGCTAGTGTCCAAATCAATTTGAAATGGCTGCATTAAAATTTTTGGAACTGTTTGTGCTGTTGCAATATAAACATTTGGTGCTGGCATCCATGCAGTGTTTGGTGATTGAGTTTGTCCAAAACCTGTAATGTCTATGTTGTAAGTTTTAGCTGCATCGCCGCCTAGTGCATCCAAATTATATGTTGCAAAACCGCCACCGGTGTTGAAGTTCAAAAACCAAGTATAATTTCCGTCTCGACTAATGAAACCTGTGGTTGCGGCCAAGCTAGCAATGCTTCCGCCCATTTGTGTTGCAAATCCACTTAATGGAATAGTTTTGCTTAATGCTGCTGTTGACGCATCCCATGCTGTACCAAAACTTCCTACATAAAAATTAAAAGTCGAGGTGTTGCCGTACGCCCAAGCATACCAAGTTTTTCCATCTTCTGAAACTTCATAGTTTGCTTGCTCACTGGTCATGCTAGCTATGGTACCATTTATTGCTGTTGTGTATGAACTAATAGACCATGGCTTTGCTAAAATGCTTGTTCTCACCGTTCCATTAGACGCACTAAAAATTATAATTCTTGTGCCATCTTTTGAAATTCTCATTGTTCTGTTTGCCCGAGCTCCATCGGCCGTTGAATTATCCACAAAATTAATTGGCCTTGTTTCAGCCAAATGATTTGTTAATGTTGATATGTCCCATGGTGTTGATAGTGTATTTCTAACCAAAAGTGCGGAATAGCTGGATATTATGTTCAGTCCCCAAATAAATCTATACAAATATTTTCCATCATGACTAAAACAAAAACAATATTGATGATTTCCACCCGTTGGATTTTGCTCATTTAGCAACCGAGCAACAGATTTTCCTGTCGAAATAGCACTTGCAGGATTCCATGGAATATTTAATTTCCATTCTTTTATAGAACTATCACTTTGTCTTATCCATAACAATGTTCCATCAGGTTTTATGAAATTTGCAGCTGGAAAATTGGTTGTACCTAATGAAAAATAAGCGTTTGAGGCACTACTAGAACTCCATGTTGAAACTATTGTTGATTTTGTATTAGTATTTGCCTTTACTGTTCCTGATGTTATAGCTCCAATGATTCCTTGAGTCAATGTTGTTCCGTTATTACTCAAATATATTGTTGAACCTTGCACCAAGTCGGCATAACCACTTGTCACTGCCAAAACATTGCTAGTTGTATCACTTGTTCTGATGGTGATTTTACTCGGACTATTATTTGCCGTAATCACCGTTTGATATTCATTCCAGTTTGTATCACCCACCTCTTGTGAGTATGGTGTGCTGATAAAAACTGCGTTTGCTTTCGATTTCATTTATGCCCATCCAAAAGTTACGTTTGCATATGTACTTGAAAAGTCAGATACAATAACAGCTGCGTCAGATATATTTAAATTAACAACCAAAACAGTTCTTGTGTCTACTGCTGATGTAACGCCTCCAGAAACAACCTGAGTTGTCATATAGTGTGTCGTATTTGTTGTGACTGATGGCATTGTCCAGTATATAGACTGATTTGTTCTTGTTACTGAACCTCCTGTGACACCAATTATATATGCATACGCACCATTATAATTCGAAATAGTATATGTCTGTGTTGTTGCTTCGTTTGCTTCTGTTGGTCCTGTAATTGCAGGATCATTTACGTTCGTGGCTGGCATAATGCTTGTAGACACCCAAGAATTGGATGAGTATACAAACAATTCACCAGTTGTTGTGTCATCATACCACAAATATCCGTTTGCTGCAGGTGAAGGTGCTATTGAACCAACAGTAACCGAAGCACCACCTCCTCCACCACCACCCGTATTTGCAGCTGCATATGCAGCATTAGCCTGTATGAAGGCTGCATTTGCCTGAGAGTAGGCAGCCGGCACCAACGATGAAAAATCATTCGCTGAATTTAAACCTGATGGTAATATCGTTGTTAATGCCATTTATATTTTCTTTGTTGTGTTATCAGTATTTATTGTTCTCTTAGAATGTTATTGAGCCTGAAGTAGTCCACTTATATACTCTATACCCACCCGAAACAGTAACAGTTGGTGAACCTGTTGTACTTGATGCGGCCTGATATATGTCTGAATAACGAACAATGACAATACCTGAACCTCCGGCAGCACTTCCATCAACTCCGTCACCTCGTCCACCTCCGCCACCGCCGGTATTCGTTGTTCCAGCAGTAGCATTAGTTCCGGACGAGCCGGCGCCGCCACCTCCGAGGCCGCCGGCAGCACCGCCGCCAGCTCTATCGCCACCTCCGCCACCTCCGGCATAATAAATTGCAGTACCTGTTATACTACTTGAAACTCCGTTACCACCAACTCCACCACCAGCGCCGGTTGGTTGAGCAGGTGTTTGGGCTGCACCGCCACCGCCGCCTGTACTGTACGGAGAGCCAGTGTCTTGACCTCTTGCGCCAGCATAGCCTTGATTTGCGGTACCAGCACCCCCATTAGTATTGTTATGTCCACCACCGCCAGAACCGCCTGCGGCACCTGTTGTAGAGTCGCCGCCACCTGCGCCGCCGCCAGTAGACGTAATATTACCTAACACTGAATTATTACCGTTAGTTCCTTTAGCACCACCGCCACCCACCGTTACTGTTATGGGTGTTCCGGGAGTTACTGAAAGAACAGATTCGGCAGATGCACCCCCACCAGATGACTCACCGGTTACTGATGACCTGTAACCTCCGGCACCGCCACCACCTCCAAAACGGTTTGTTGTTCCATTTGGTGTAGCACCTCCGCCACCGCCACCGGCTACAACTAAGTAGTCAACAGTTGGAGTTATAGGTAATACACTACCCGGCCAAACACCGGTTTTAGAAAGCATAACAGCGTCACCGCTGGAGTATACTCCACTAGTTATACTGGTAGTTGCAATTAATGCTCCTGTTACTCCAAAATTTGACCGTTGTCTCATACTTAACTCATTAATTCATAACTTGCTGCCATACTGACACTAGCGTTTGCAGATACGTTTGCTTGTATCACATCTCCTTCTTCTAAATATAATGAAGAATCTTTTCCTAATAATACTAATGTCGAATATGGAGGTACGCTTATATTACCACCTATATAATATGTAGTTGAACTCCTATTAATTAACACATTACTTGTAACGTTTGATCCGGTGTAGTTAGTTAAAATAATATCGTTTAACTTACTCACAGTATTGCTAGATACAGTAATTACGTTAGCCGTTATTGTGGTTAATTGTGACAATGCTGTCTTTCCTATTACTGTTGTACTTGTTAATAAATTTGGTGCTGCCATTTTATCCTCCGAATATTATGCTCATAGTCATAGACTGAGCTCTTGTTGTTCCACCACCTGATGTTGCAGACACTGCACCACTCTTAAATATAATCGCATCGACCTTGGCACCATTGGCCGGTGCTGATGAAAGTGTAAGTGTTGTGGAATTTGCTGTTATTGTATATGCTTGTTTTAATTGAATAACACCGTTAACGTTGATGATAACGTTGTTTGCATCTGTTGGTGCAGTAGACATGGTGAAGTTTGTTGTCGTACCATCACCAGTAAAATTATCTATGTTGACTGCAATGTTGCCTGTAAAAGAATTTGCTGTGTTCGAAGCTGAATTTGCTGTTTCAAATGCAGCATTAGCTTGTGCTCTTGCCCAAGTATCTGAACTAGAACCGCCACCAGTATTTGCCTGAGCATAGGCTGCATTGGCACGTTCAAATGCCGCATTGGCAAATGTTGCACCACTGTTGGCTGTTACAAAAGAACCATTTGCAAAGCTTGCGGCCGAGTTTGCTTGATTAAAGGCACCGTTAGCAAACGATGCACCTGTATTTGCAACATCATAACTTGAATTGGCTCTATCAAAGGCACCATTAGCAAACGAAGCTGCCGAGTTGGCTGTTACAAAAGAACCATTTGCAAAACTGGCTGCTGAGTTAGCAGTTACAAATGCTCCGTTAGCAAATGATGCTGCTGAATTGGCTCTATCAAAGGCACCATTAGCAAAACTTGCTGTGGTATTTTGTGCGATATAGGATGCATTAGCTCTTAAAAAAGCACCGTTGGCAAATGAATTTGTTACACCTAATGTAGTTGTAATCGTGGTACTAAAATTTGCATCATTTCCTAATGCAGCTGCCAATTCATTTAGTGTATCTAATGTTACAGGTGCTGAATTTACAAGGTTTGCAATCTCACCACTAACATAAATTGTTGTTGCATATCCAGCGGAAGCGTGATTGCCCCAATTGTATGCTGTGTTTGCGGTAATAAAAGCACCGTTAGCAAAACTTGCGGCCGAGTTTGCTTGGCCAAAAGCACCATTAGCAAAAGATGCCGCAGAATTTGCCTGTAAAAAAGCAGCATTAGCCTGTACAAATGCATCGTTTGCAGTTGTATCATCTATAATAAACGGTTTAATTTTTAATAATGCCATCTTCTATTTTTTTTTATTTTATAATTATATTTATGGCAAAAATCCGCAATCAAATTCATTTAACCTATTGTCCAAAAAGTACTACTAGTACTACTTTGAACGCTTGGTGTACTAGATGCATTAATTATAAATGAATTTGCTTGCTGTGCTGTGTGAGAACCAAAAGCTATTGGTTGTTCAAGATTAATAAACTTTATTTTGTTAAAAGTAGTTAAATTTATTAATTGATTTAAAGGTAATTCATTTGATGCAACATTAGTGGTATCTGCTAGAACTATATTATTGCTTTGATTAATTGGTGAAGTACTAAAACCAATTGACTTTATTTTGTCAAAAGTAGTTAAATTTATTAATTGATTTAAAGGTAATTCATTTGATGCAACATTAGTAGTATCTGCTAGAACTATATTATTGCTTTGATTAATTGGTGAAGTACTAAAACCAATTGACCTTTTATTCGATGATAAAATTGCCATGTTATTTTTATATAACTAAAAATTTGTTTTATGATTAAGCTGCTCTTATAAAATATAAGTCTGTGTTTGCAGAATGAAACATGGAATTACCAACAAATACTGGTATATAATTTGATCCGTCAATTATATAAGATGCTAAATTAAGTAAAGGACTGTTGTTAGCAATGCCAAGTTGTCCTTTGTATATACCCAGTGCTCTACCACCTGAATTTCCACCTGAATTAACACTATTTCCAGAAACACTAAAATTAATTGGATATATTGTTGGCACCATAAGACCTGTAGTAGTATCAAAGCTTGGTCCATCAAACGGCGCATTGTAATGATCCCAAGTATTACGCATATGTGTTCCTGATAATGCATTATTTGAGTTCGCCCTTAGGTTAACCAGAGCAGTTGATTGGGCTCGGCCGAATTGCATTGAAATTGCATCAAATCCTTCTGAACCGTAAGCGTTTTGGTTACCACCCGTAACTGTCCAAAAACTATTTGCTTCTAACTGGTTTCCAGCAACCGTATTATAATATAACATTGGTGGACTACTTGCGTAATTTGTGTTTGCTGTGGTGATTGTTCTACTAAATGCTTGTGTAAACGACCTATTGATAACTCCTACTCCTGGCGAGCCTAACACATGATTTAGATTAGAAAAAGTTTCATGATATGAATGAGTTGTGTTTGCTGCTGTACCTGCATGTCCAAAAGAAACATAATAAGGGTTATCAGTATAGGCATCTTCCCAAGGCTGAGAGGTTCTTGTACCAAAATACCAAATTGCACCTTCATGAACTAAAAAAATATAATTTTCTGTTGCGCCTACATAAAATGGAGTTCGAGTTGCGGTACCAAAATTTGATTCATTGTATCGGTTTGCAAAGTATTGTAGAGAAAAAGGTGACGCCGCAGAAATATTTCTGCCCCATGTGGTGTTGTTTGTCCCAGCGGTTAATTTTCTAATTCGTGTAATGTCCGATCCTAAAAAGCTACCATCATTGAGTCCCTCCATCGACCGGATACGCTGTAAACTTCCGTAACCAACATCATAAACACCACAATTTGGCCAATTAGCACTGTTGTCATTAATAGTCTGAACGCCCGAATTCCAAACGCTGGCGCCACCGCTGCCAGCAGCGACCCCGCCACAACCAATGGCAAAATATTTAGTATTGGCTTTTCCATTTGAAGTCTGAAGATGTAGTATGTATGAACCCACAGTGGCAGCTGGCACCACACTTTGAGTAAAGTTATTATTTGGGCCTAAAGTCCATCCACCAGATTCAGTATTAGAAATAACTTCTTCAATAAAACAACCTGGACCAACTCCAAGAAGCGAAGCTTGTGTATTGGCCACATTGCTAGTGGAAACTCTAGTAATAGTAGGAGTTGTATTTGCGGCCGTGGTTGCTGTTACAAAAACTGCTTGCATGAGATTCCATAACAAGTCTGTCATAGTGGCAGCCCGAGGCATACTAAATTTTATCAACATTTTTTTATTCCTATTCTGTTACAAAAGCAAAATTACTAAAAGAAATTCTATTTACACCACTTGTATTATATAGTGATTTACTTTTTAAAAGTCCAGGAGGAATAGATACCACACCATATAAGAAGTTTACATAATTTCCTGCATTAGGATTACATACAAGCGCTGGATTTTCAATAATTACTGGAGTACGATTTTCATCAAATGCTAAAAAAGATATTGCTGATATTATTGGTGCATCTGGTGTTGATGTAAAAGGCGCAGCATTAAATATTTTAGTATAATTTGTTAATCCATAACTGGATAATGCACCTAATAATTTATATGTATATGGAACTTTAGCATTACTAGTGGTAAAATTACATAAAATAGTTCTCATGCTTGTTGTATATTTTTCAACGACACCATTAGTTGTAATATCTACCCATCCAATACAAGTATTATGATTGGATTGTATTAAAATAAGAGATTTATTTGTAACTATAATAATTAGTTCTTCTGGTTTGTCCGCCGTTGGAATATATTGTTTTAAATGTAAAACTGTATCTGAGAAACCTGTTGTGCTATTAGTAATTGTTGATCCTGAACTCCAGTCTTTACCTAATCCACATGCAGTTGCATTAATACCTACTCCAAAAGTTGTATCAGTTGAACCACTTAATAAAATGTATGATTGATATGACGTGTTTGCATGATTTTTTTTACTTATAACCGAAGCTGTGGCATCATCCGTAAAAGAAACTGTATATATTGTACCACTAGGATAGTTACCGGAAAAAATAGTATTTCCTGAAGCACCAGCACTCAGCTGATTCGCTTGTGTTATTGTTCCACCAATAATACCTGTAATATCGGATATTACATTTGCAGTAACGGTGTTTGATGAGATTCTATACTTCACATACATTATTATATTCCTTGAGTTTCTTGAGTTTCTTCACTAAATTCAGTTAATGTTTCTTTTACAATCATACTGTCCGTGTCAAATACTAATTCAAAATTTTCATTAGAAATCAAATTTAATTTGTGTTGTTCTGTATAAAAATAACAAAGTCCTTGTATATCCGAAATTGATCCAAACAATACATTAGATTCAATACCTAAATCAACAGATAAAAGGTTATGTATATAACTAAATCTTTCTACATCACTTTCAATGTTATTAGGAATACTTGACAAAAGTTTATAAACTTTTGCAGGTAAACCATTGTAAAAAATTTTTATAAAATCCATAAAAATACCTTTGTTTTATTTAACATTTATACTCTATTTATACTCTATTTATACTCTAAGTCAATTCTTAAATCACTTGCTTGTGACCCATTAGTAATATTTACTGTTAAGTAATCGTTTGAAGTTAAATTAATATTTGCTGCCGCTACGGTCATTTTATTTGTGTTAGAGTCTATGTTGTATGTTCCTACTACTGACCCGTTTTTAACTACCTCGAAAGTAAAAGTGTTTGCTGATGTGGTGCTCAAACTAGCGTATACATTATTTATAGCTATATTACTAGGCGGATAAAATCTTACTGTTCCGGTTTTTATGACAATATTACCAGTTTCATTTAAAGTGATGTATCTTATTGAAGCAGTATTTGCTTGAGTGAATGCAGCATTAGCCTGTATAAATGCTGCGTTAGCAAATGATGCACCAGAATTGGCTGTAATAAAGGCAGCATTGGCTGCAATAAAGGCAGCATTATCAGATGCACCATTCAAAGTTGTTATTTCAATAAAAGCTGTATTTGGTGGAGTGGAATCAAATGTTAATATGGTACCAGATATATTATAACTTTCTTTTGGTTGTAATACACCTTGTATAGACACAAACGTAATATTTTTATTCGTTGGTGTTGTTGATAATGTGAAGTTGTTGGATATACCATTCGCAGTAAATGTATCAACAAAACTTGTTAATACACCACCTACTCCACTACCCGTATTTGCAGCTGCATAAGCAGCATTGGCTCTATCAAAAGCACCATTAGCAAATGATGCAGCAGAATTGGCTGTTACAAATGCTCCGTTAGCTGTATTGTAAGAGTTGTTAGCCTGATTTCTTACCCACGGATCGGTTGCATTGTTCGCTGCATTGAATGCCGCATTAGCTGTAATGAAAGCACCGTTAGCAAACGATGCTGTGGTATTCTGGGATTCATATGATGCATTGGCTGTAATGAATGCTGAGTTAGCAAAGGATGCACCAGAGTTGGCCGTTGCATATGCATTATTAACATAAGGTAATAAATCTATACCTTTAATCGTTATGGTTGTTGATTTTAAATTTGCTTGAAGTGTTGCAATCTTAAATGATGCATGATTAATATCAATACTATTGTTTGCACCAACCTCAGGTGTATAACCTTCAAACACATGCCATTCTTTGGTGCCAGCATCTCGAATTATACCTGTGTGTGCATTGGTACCATCGTTGTAATGAGATGAAAAACCAATATCAAGTACATCACCTGAATAGTTTCCTGTACCCATAATAAAGAGTGTATCATTTGCAACAATTTGAGTTGCACTAGTGCTGAATGCATTACCTAATATACTTAGATTTCCTGTAATGGAAACATCACCAGAAATTGTACCACCTGATGTATTAAATTTTAAGTTTGCGGCCGCATAAGCACCGTTAGCAAAACTTGCCGCAGAGTTTGCTGTTATAAATGCTGCGTTAGCAAATGTTTGAGCCGAGTTTGCCGTATCGTATGCATTATTGGCCTGAGTCCTAACCCAAGTATCAGTAGAATTATTAGCCTGTGCATAAGCAGCATTGGCTCTATCGAAAGCACCATTGGCAAATGATGCACCAGAATTGGCTGTTATGAAGGCACCATTTGCAAATAAAGCACCTGTGTTTGCTTGGTCATAACTTGCATTGGCAGTTACAAAAGAACTATTAGCAAATGAACCTGCCGAGTTTGCTTTGTCAAACGCACTGTTAGCTTGTGTTCTTACCCATGTATCAGTAGAATTATTTGCCTGCGTGAAGGCAGCATTTGCCTGTGCATATGCCAAATTGGCGTGGTTGGCTGCATATGGACTTTCACCGCCGCCAGTGATGGTTGTTATTTCAACGTTGGCTCCATTATCAAATGCACTATCAAAAGTGACCACGTTACCTGTAACAGTATACGTACTTCTTAATTGAGTAATACCATCGACTACTGCAATTATATAATTTTCATCTTCCGGTGATGTACTTAAATTGAATGTTGACGTATTACCATTGGCAGTAAACACATCAGAATAAATTGTTACTGGTGTACTACTGCCTCCACCACCACTAGTATTCGCCTGTAAGAAGGCCGCATTGGCCCTATCGAAGGCCGCATTAGCAAAAGAGGCTGCTGAGTTAGCAGTTACAAATGCACCATTAGCAAATGAACCGGTTAACCTTACATCCTTCTTATTTTGGTTGCCAATGTAAGTAAATTCCATGTTATGTTATTTCCAATAAACTCACAATAACATCAGCTGCTGAAGCATTACTTGTTGAAACTTTTAGAACATCGTTGGCTCTCATTACTAATTTCTGTTCACCGCCGATAGTGATTAAAGAATTGCCAGGTTCAATCTCAGCCATCTTAACCATATAGTAGTCTGAACCACCAGAATTCAATATCACATTGGCTGTTATGGTTGTGTTTAGTATGTTTGCAATAGTCATACCAATAACTGTGGTCGACACATTGGCACCAGCAGTATAAATGGTTGCTGGTGATGTTCCGACTGCTGCTTGTAGTTGATTTTTAAATGTATTTGCCATATAAATTCCCTATTATCCTTTATTTATTCTATCAACTAAAGGCGATTGTGAAGGCAACAATATCAGAGTTTACATCGAGTGCGGTTGTTCCTGTGTTAGCTTTAGCGAAGGCTGCATTGGCTCTATCAAAAGCACCATTGGCAAAACTTGCGGCCGAATTCGCTGTAATAAAGGCACCATTAGCAAAAAATTCTGCTGAATTTGCACTATTCCTAGCTACATTATCAACCGAAGAACCTCCAGAAATTGTATTTGCAAATGCATATGCAGCATTGGCTCTATCAAAAGCACCATTGGCAAACATGGCACCAGAATTAGCTGCATTGAAAGCACCATTAGCAAACATGGCACCAGAATTAGCTGCATTGAAAGCACCATTAGCAAACGTGGCACCAGAATTGGCTGTTACAAAAGAACCATTAGCAAATGATGCCGCTGAATTGGCTCTATCAAAAGCACCATTAGCAAATGATGCACCAGAATTGGCTGTTACAAAAGCACCATTAGCAAACGTGGCACCAGAATTGGCTGTTACAAATGCACCATTAGCAAATGATGCCGCTGAATTGGCTCTATCAAAAGCACCATTGGCCAGCGAAAAAGCCAAAGTTGTATTACTAGCAACAAAAGAAACTGGTTGTTGTATAATAATATTTCCAACCATACCACTATGGTATTGGCATTGATAAACATATGTACTTTCAACTAAAGAGAAAGGAACTTTCCAAAATAATATTCCAGATTCTTTTCCTTGAGCATTGGAACCTGTTGTTACAACACCTGAAGATGACACGTGTGTTAATCCATCAGAAATATTAGTACCACCTGATGATTGACGAATTAGAAATGGATGACCAGATATATCAAGATTGAATGCTATTGTTTCACCACCTGAAATATAAATTGATGGATTATTACCTGAATATTGGTCAATTAAATATGCTGAAGCACCACTATGAGTTACATTTAATTTTGTTACAGCACTTGTATAGTTAGAATTTGCTTGTGTGAATGCACCATTAGCAAAGCTGGCTGCCGAATTGGCAACATCGAATGCTCCGTTGGCAAATGAACCAGCTGAATTGGCTTTGTCGTAAGCATTATTTGCTTGAGTTCTTACCCACGGGTCTGTGGCGGTATTCGCAGCATTATAGGCCGCATTGGCTCTATCGAAAGCTCCGTTAGCAAAAGTTGCTGATGAATTGGCCACCACAAAGGCACCGTTGGCAAACGATGCTGTGGTATTTTGTGAATCATAGGATGCATTAGCTCTTAAAAAAGCATCATTGGCAAAGCTGGCTGCTGAGTTAGCAGTTACAAATGCACCATTGGCACGGTCAAACGCAGGACCAGGGTCACTTCCACCTGATACTGACGCATTGATTGTGATTGTTTTTGTGGTTGTATTTGTGCTTATGGTAACATTATTACCTGCAACAAAAGACAAGGTGTCTGAACCACTTCCCGCAAATATTAGGGAGTTGTTTGAGTTGATTGTGTCAAACGAGAATTGGTTGGATATGTATGATGTACCACCAAGACTGTTTTTATAAAACAGTTTACCATCGGCGTAGTTAAGAGCAACCTCACCAAATGCAAGACCTGATGGTGTGTTTCCTGTTACGCCTGATTTTTTTAACTGTATTGCTGTGTTTGACATTTACTTAAAACGATCCGCCATCCTTGAGTTCGCCATCAGCACCAACTAAACTTGTTATTGTCGTTGGTGCCACTTCTTTATTCAGCTGTTCTTCAATTTTTCTTCGTTTGGCAGGAGGTAGTTGTAAGTATTCAATCTTTTCAGTCAATTCGGCAATCTTATTATTCAGATTACCTTTCTCAGCTTCATGTCTCTGAATCAACACTCTAACATTTTTATCATTTTCTTCATTAATGCCTTGAATTTTTCCATTCGTTTCGGCATTCATAGAGTTGATTCTATTTTCAAGTTCTGTTCGAACTCTATTAGTTTCTTCTCGGGCTCTAATCAATTCACCTTTAAACGTTTCGACATGTGTTGCTTGATTCTTAACACTATCATAGTCTCTAAACTTTGTGTTTAATTCCTCAAGTTCAATACGATGTTTATTGGTCAATTCATTAATGTCGGTACTTTGTTTGGCAACAAGTTTTTCCTTTTCGTCTAACTTGTTTTTCAAATCTTGTATGACACTACTTTCATTCGTTGCATTGGCTTGTTCCAATTCTCCAATTAATGTTTGTAATTCATTATTGGATCTTGCCAATGCTTCAAGTTTTTCAGTCTGTTCTTTTACAACATCATCAGTAATTTTTTGATTCGCTTGCATTGAGACATTTCGGACAACACAGTCTGTCATTGTTGCCGTCAATGTCTCAATATAATAATTTAAATACTTTTCATTTGCCATTTCAAACTCCTATCATAAAAAAAATCTATTACATTATATAGTCAGCTTAGAATTGACCTCCGTCCAAAGCGGATGACCAAACAGGAACACCTGCGTTGGTTACTGTAAGTATTTGATTAGACCATGTTTGGTCTGATGTACCTGCCGCAGCAGTAACACCCATTGCACTAGTGCCTGAACCAAATACGATACCGTTTGTGGTGAATGTAGAAGCACCAGTACCGCCTTGTGTTACAGTCAAACCAGAAATGTCTGAAGCAGTTGCAGCACTTACACGGCCATATTCATCAACAGTCAATGATGTGATTGTCTTAGCAGCACCTAGTGTACCAGTTAATGTGTATGTAACGTTAGCGATTGCCTGAATTGCACCAGCGCCATTGCCAACCAACATTCTGCCAGCTGTAAATGTGGATGCACCTGTACCGCCTTGAGCAACTGATAGACCAGAAATTTCTTGTTGTGAAAATCCTGTTACACGGCCGTATACATCTGTCGTGATGTTGTTAACTGTGTTTGAAGTTGCAACGTTTGTATTAATTGACGCTACGTTTGCTTGTGATACTAAAGCACCAGACCCGTTACCAATAATAACTTGACCGGCACTAAATGTATTTACACCAGTACCACCTTGGCCAACTGTTAGACCAGAAATCTGACTAAATGTTGCAGCTGTTGTTCTACCATATGCATCAACAGTTACAGAAGTAATAGTATTGTTTTGTGCGCCACTACCTGTTTCAGTATATGTACTATTAGCAAGTAGTTTTAATGAGTTTGAACCATCACCAACAAGGATAGAACCTGCTGTGAATGAACTTGCACCAGTACCACCACTAGGAACTTCTAAATCCTCAGTTAATGTTAGTGATTTTAGTGTTGTTGCACCAGCAACGTTTAATGTACCAACTTGTAATACTGTTGTGTTTGCCCATGCAGCAACTAAGTTAGATTTCAAGTTTGCTTGACGGAAACTTGCAGATGCAACGTTGATTACGTTACCTGTTGGTTCTGTATCATAGTTGTCGAACAAATAGAAGTAACCATCACCAGCATGACGCATCAAACCTGCATGGCGGTCTGCACCGTTATTGTAGTGGCCGTAGAAACCAATATCAACCGCATCGGATGTATTGTTTTTAGCAAGTGCAATCAATGAGTCTTCAACAGTAAGTGTTGTAACGTTATATGTTGTAGATGTACCTAAAACCGACAAGTTGCCGCTAAGTATAAGGTCGCCATCAATCGTTTGTAGTAAACTAGGTGTATTTGCACGAACAACTGTAGTGTCTACACCAAAAGAAACTGCATTATCTGTTACTGCTGATGTTATACCTTCACCACCAGTAAAGGTCAATGTGTTATTTGCAAGGTGTACTGTATCTGTACCAGTATCAGCAGCAATACTCAAAGAGGTTGCAATACTTGTATTGGCAATGGCCATAACACGGCCGTTTGCAGCAACAGTAACAACAGGAATGTTGGTTACACCACCGTATGTACCAGCAGATAGACCAGCAACAGAGTTAAGTGATGCACTTAATGTTGCATTTGCGGTACCATTAAACAATTGTGCAGAAGCAGTAATGTCGCCACCAGTAACATCAATATATCTGTCGGTCTGAAATTGTGTTGCTGAGTTTGCGTTACCTGAGAAAGCACCAGTACTTAATGTACCACCATCGGAGAAACTAATGCTTCTAACGTTTGCGTGGCCTAAGAAAACGTTACCAGCTGCATCACGTTTAACAATTGTACTAACAGTATTTGAACTGGTAGCTGCATCAATTTGTGACGTATAATATTGACCACCAACATTAACAACACCTGTACCAGATGGTGAACCAATGAATATGGTATTTGAAAGGTATGAATAACCAAGTTCACCAGCTTGTAAGCTTACTGGTGTGCCTAGCGTGGTGGAACGCTTGATTAGAATTGAGGTGTTTCCGATAGCCATTATTATTATCCTTTTTGTTTAGTTGGATTTAAATCCTATTATCTATTTATGAAAAATTGCCTGCATCAATTATACTAATCGCATTGGCAATGTACTCTGGTCCACCTATACTCACAATGTTATTGGTGTATAATTGAGTTTCCACATTTAATCTACTGCTACCAATAAAAAGAGTGTTGGAAACAAAAGAAAATGCCAACTCACCATCTTCTAAATGATTCGGTGCCGTATTTGCGTAAGAACGCAGTATCTGTATCGTTGTATTTGCCATAATTTATCTCAAAAGAAACCCATATCAACACCCTGGAATGCCAAATAAGTTACTGAGTTTGCCACTGCCCGTTGAATTGCATCTTCTGGAATCACACCTTGAATGGTCTGCACTGGTGCAATTCCGCCAACCGGTGAAATAACAAGCGCAATCGGATTAGGATTTGCTGCTGTCGGTGCAGCTGCAAATGAAATCGCACCTGTTGTTGCTTCAGCTTTAATGACTGTACCATCCAAGTCAATAGTGTTACCACTTAGAAAGAGACTTCGGAATTTTCTTGTTCTGCTACCAAGGTCGTATGTTCTCGACTCTGTTGGTAATAAATGACCACGAACGGGAGTATCCGTGCCAAGGCCTTTTGCACTAAATGTTTTTGTTTCGGAGTTATAAACTATCACATCACCTGTGTTTGCACCAGTAAGTCCTAGGTCTGTTAAACTTCTAAGTGTTTTTGTACCATATGATAGTGTTTGGACCCTTGATTTTTGTCCTTCTACCCTTACCTTAACGGTTGCTGGTTGTCTAACTGTTACTGTTGGCATGATGTTCCTTTAAAATACAGTAACTTGAGGCAACACGTTCACAATTCCCTCTAAAACTCTTGTAACGTTATTAGAAGAATCTTTTATAACAACATCATATACATATCTACC